CAGATATTTAAAGGGATAGAAAAACTCACTAAAGCTGTTAGCTCCACATTAGGAGCTAGCGGCAAGTGTGTTATCCTGGAAGATGATCAAGGAAAACCAATAATCACCAAAGACGGTGTAACAGTTGCTAACTCAATAGTATTATTCGATGCTGTTGAAAACATGGGAGCAACATTATTAAAAGAAGCAGCTAGAAAAACTGTAGAAGAAGCAGGAGACGGTACAACTACCGCGACAGTATTAGCAGAAGCTATACTAAAAGAAGCTGTTAAAGAAAATATTAATACTAGAGAATTAAAAGAGGGTATTAATTCAGCTGTAAAAAAAGTTGTAAAATATTTAGAAAAGAATAGTATACCAGTTGAAGGCAATATGATTAATCAAGTTGCAACAATATCTGCAAATAATGACCAAGAATTAGGTAAATTAATTGGCGGAGCATTTAAAGATGTAGGTAAAACAGGTATGGTAATCATGGAAGAATCTAAAAACTTAGAATCCTCAGTAAAGATCATAGATGGTATGCAATATGACCAACCGTTAAAAAGTTTACACTTTGTAACAGATCAAGTAAAAGGTACAGCTGAATTAAAAAACCCTTTAGTTCTTATAGTTGAATCAAAAATAGAAAACATACGTAAAATACAAGGTATATTAGAGTATGTAATAAAAAACAATAAATCATTATTTATCATTGCTGATGTTGAACCGCAAGTTTTAGCAGCTTTAGCAATGAATAAAATGAAAGGAAATATAAAAGTTTGTATTGTAGATGCACCAACATACGGTTTTACTAAAAAAGAAAAACTTAATGACATTGCATTAATGACAGGTGCTACGGTTATAAATGAAGATTTAGGTGATGATATGGATTTAATACATCATGAACATTTAGGTCAAGCTAAAAAAATAGTTAGTAGTAAAGATAATACTATAATACAAGTTGATAAAACACCTGTAGAAGTTGAAGATTTAATTAAAGAATTAAAATTAAAACAAGAAAAAGAAAAACTTCCAGGATTAAAAATGGCATATGAAAAAAGACTAGCGTTATTAGCTGCTAAAGTAGCCGTTGTCAAAGTAGGTGCTAATTCAGAAATAGAATTAAAAGAAAAAAGTGATAGAGTCGAAGACGCTATCTGTGCTACTAGAGCCGCTATAAAAGAGGGTATCATTGCTGGAGGTGGAGTTGCTTTGTTAAACGCCTCTTCACATATTAAACACCAGAACATCGGTGAAAAAATTTTGTTAGAAGCAATACAATATCCTTTTAATACAATACTAAATAATGCTGGAATAAAAAATGATATACCAATAGTCGTAGAAGGTCACGGTATAGATGTAGTTACAGGAAATATGGTACAAATGATAAAAGAAGGTATTATTGATCCATTGTTAGTCACTAAAAGCGCACTAACAAATGCGGCTTCTGTAGCAACAACTATATTATCAACTGATTGTATAATTAATAATATTAGATTACATGAGGGCGATAGGAAATAATTTAGTTATAAAGAAAATAGAAAAACCTAATAAAACTACTAAAGGTGGTTTAATACTTAGTGAAAAACAAAGAGAAGATATTAGGTTTCAAAAAGCTGAAGTTATTAAAATAGGTTTTGATGTTAAACATGTTAAAGAAAAAGATTTAATATATTTTGATAAAGCAGCTGCGCATAAAATAGAAATAGATAAAGAACCTTATCACGTAATCAAACAAGATAATGTGGTCGTTGTTTTATGAAAAAGCTAGAAGCAAGAGATCTTAAGGATTTAAACTTGTTAAAACATTACCGTATAATACGAAAGTGGGCTTGTAAAAACAACGGCTTAACTGATGCTGAGTT